GGGATGCCGTGGCACCAGACCCTGCTCGCCATGAACCCCGAGACCCCGGCGCACTGGGCCTATCGGCGCTACCAGCCCGACCTGGGCAGCGGCCTCAGGGAGCAGAACGGCAAGACCTTCGCGCGCGTGGTGCGAGTGGGGCGCGAAGACCTGCGGGACGTGATGCCGGCCGCCTACTGGGCGCGTCTCCAGCGCCTCTCGGGCGTGCGCCGGCGCCAACTCGTGGACGGCGAGTGGTGCGCCCATGAAGGCCTGGTCTTTGGCTCGTGCTGGGACCCCCGCAGTATGGCCGGGCTCGATCCGCCAGCGACCTGGGCCAAGTGGAACGGCTTTCCGCCGCCCGACTGGGACCGAATCCGCGGCATCGACTTTGGCTTCGATCACCCCACGGTCTGTCTCTGGCTCGCCTTGGAGCCCGGCAGCGAGCGGGTGTGGATCTACCGCCAGCACTACCGCAGCGGTCTTTCGCCCCGCCAGAACGCGCGCACCATCGCGGACCTCGAGGTCGCGGAGTTGAACGCGCTGCGCGCGGCGGTGCCCGACGAAGAGACCGCGCATGCGATGGCGCCCTATCTCGAAGCCCTGAACGTGACCGAGAGCTGGAGCGACCACGACCGGGGCGAGCGCGCGACCTTCGATGAGGAAGGGATCTGGTCCCAGCCCGCGGACAAGGATGTGCTCGCGGGTGTCGGGACCGTCGCCGACCTGATGTTCGGCGCGCGCATCCTGACCGTGCGCGGCAATCTCGCCCAGCGCGATGAGCGCCTGGCGGGGCTCGAGCTGCCGACCTGCCTCGAAGAGGAGATCCCGCTCTACCACCGGCCGGGCGGCGACAGCGAAGAGGGTGGGCTCTCGAAAAGGGAAACGCCGGTCAAGGAACTGGACGACGCGATCGACGCGCTGCGCTATGCGCTCCAGTCCCACGCCGGCACGCGCTCGGCGAGGGTCTACGGATGAACCGACGCATCGTCGAGACCCGGATCGGCTACAGCCTGCTCAACGAACTGATCAAGGGCCGCTGCGTGCCGGCGACCACGAATCTCCCGGATGATGTCGAAGTCGAGCGCGTCTTCGAAACTCCCGGTTCGGGAGTCGGGGTATTCACGATCTGGATCAGCAGCGTAACCTTCGCGGAAGTCGCGCAAGGCGCTATTCCTCCGCCATTCGATGTGATCTCGACAAGACTCGCAGATGGCCCAGATCCATCGGTCACTGGCCCGGTCTTCGTGGAAATGGACGCCGTATGACCGCCAACTGGGACGCGCTGGTCGGCGTTACGCTCTTTCTCGTCGGCACCTGGGCCGCGACCGGCCCCCGGGTTGCGGGTGGGGTCGCCATGCTGATCGGCGCGCTCTATCTCGCCCGCTCGCTTGCCTCGCTCAAGGATTCCGATGCAGCCCGCTGACCTCTTGCGCGCCTTCGCCCTGACCACCACCAACTATCCGCGCGCGCGCGGCGTTCCGGACCTGTCCGACTGGATGTTCGGCTCGCCGCTGGGCCTGACCGATGAGCAGATGCAGCACGGGGACGCGTTCAAGAAGATCCCGATCGTCCATGCGATCGTGCGCATGATCCAGAACGATTGCGCCGCACTTCCTCGCACCTTCTACCGGGGCGAGCGCGAGTTGCCGCGCGCCTTCGGTAATCCGGTGGACGTCTTCGACGGTGCCAACGCACGCGACACCGGGCACCAGTTCCGCTTGAAGCTGTTCGGTGACTTGGAACTCTACGCCGACGCCTTCATCTACCTGGAGCGCGGCAAGGGGCGCGGCCCTAACGTCACGCCCTATGCGATGTGGACGCTGCCGCCGCCGCTGATGAAGATCGTGCCCGGTCCCAACCGCACGGTCTCTGAGTACGTCTGGTACGGGAGCGGGTCGCCTCAGACCATCGAAGAGTGGAAGATCATTCATATCTCCAAGTACAACCCGCACGACGAGCAAACTGGCATCACCTGGGTGGAGGCGGCGCGCGAGGACTGGATGGCGCAGTGGCATGCGCTCAAGGTGATGCGCCAGTTCTTCGCCCGCGGCGGCATGACGCCCGGCACCTGGTCCACCGAAGCCAATGGGCGGCCGCTGCGCGAGCCGGACATCAAGCGCATGCAGGACCAGTACGCGCGCCGCTTCCAGGGCTTCGAGCAGCTCTGGAAGCTGATCGTCGTGGACGGGTTGAAGCAGGTGGAAAAGGGCCAGACGATTTCCGAGTTGCAGCTGGGCGACATGATCACGCTGATGAACGCGAACCTGTGCCGCGCCGCAGGCGTGCCGCCCTGGATGATGGGCATCAAGGAAGCGGGCTCATTGGACCAGGGCAAGTCGAGCGAGACCTCGTCCGAGAACTACTGGCGCTCGACCATCGGCAACCTGGTCCGTCTCGTGGATTCGGTCATGAACGAGCGTTTCTGTTCGCTCTGGGGCGATGAGTTCTCGGTCGAAACCGACATGGACGGTGTCCCGGCCCTCCAGGCCGCGCGCTTGGAGATGCTGAAGGGCGCCGTGATCGCGGCCGAGGACGCCGTGGTCTCGATCAATGAGGTGCGCGACTGGTTCGAGTACGAAGAGACCGGGCGCCCCGAGGACGATCTCCCGCGCGTGCGCGCCGATGCCCAGCCCGATCCCCTGGCGCTGGCGGACGGTGCACCCGCCGCTCCGGGCGCCGAAGCGGACCAGCCGCAAGCCGCAGGCCGCGTGATCCCCTTGGCCGCCTCGACCCAGGCCCAGCGGGTCGAGCGTCTGCGCCGCCGGCAGGATCGCAGGCTCGCGCGCGAGGAACAGGCGCTGGCGCGGCTCTGGGACATGATCCGCGACGATCAGGAGAAGCACGCGATCTCGGTGATCCGGAAAGCCGAGCAGCGCATGGCCGAGCGCATCGAGTTCGATCCCTCCTCCGCCTACTTGGAGCCCGGCGATGAGGAGCGCAAGCGCCTGGAAGAGCAGTTGCAACGCGCGATGGCCCAGGCGGCCGAGGATGCCTCGGATGAGATCGGGGTCGCGATCGCGCTCGACCTGACAGCCGCCGAGGTCGCGAACTACGTCAGGAAGCGCGTGGATCAGATGATCGTGAACGTGAGTGCCACCGATCGCGCGCGCCTGACCGAGGTGATCGCAGACGGGATCCGTCAAGGCAAGCAGTGGAACGAGGTGGTGGGCGCGGTGCGCGAGTTCTTTGACGGGCGGCGCGCCAACTCGATGACCATCGCCCGCACCGAAGTTGCCGGCCCCTACAACCGCGCGAGCTGGATGGCATGGAAGGCGGGAGGGGTCAGGCGCAAGTTCTGGTTGTCGATCGAGGACGACGCAACCCGCGCGACCCACCGCGAGGCGGGCGACATCTACTCGGAAGCGAACTCGATCGGGATTGGCGAGCCCTTCATCGTGGGCGGCTACCCGACCATGCTCCCCGGGGAGACCGGCGCGGCATCCGAGGACATCAACTGCCGCTGCCAGGTGATGCCCGACCTCACCCATTTCGAGGAGTCGATCGGGGTCGTGCGCGTCATCGAGCGCGGCAACTGGCTCGCGCGCATGTTGAAGAACAAGCCCCATGCGCACGCGAACGGCAACGGCAAGATCGAGGTGATGTCTTGAGCGCGGCGTCGGGACGGCCCAAGCAAGTGGCCTTCGTGGCGCTCCGGTGCCCGGGCTGCCGCGCTCAAGTCAATGTCGAAGTAACGGCATCCGTCGCCCGCTGTGCGATGTGCCGCACGCGCTGGAACTGGAAAAAGGGCTCGGAGGTGTCACTCATGGGAGTCGGACGATGATCCTGCGCGCGATGATGATCGGCCTGCCCGCCCGCGGCATCGAGCTCGCGGACGTCGCGGAGAAGATCGGCAAGTACGCGCGCCCGGGCGTGGACCCCTCGCAGGTCCACATTCGCACCTTCTTGGCCGCCAACTCGCAGCCCTCGAAGGACGGGATCCTGAGGATCCGCGAGAAGGCGATCCGGAAGCTCGCCAAGCTCTACCCGGGCGCTCCGCTGATGCGGAACCACGGCATGTTCGGCTCAGACGACATGCCGATTGGCACAGTCTTCGACGCCTCGCACCGCGCCGCACCCGATGGGCAGGGCGAAGAGCTGCTGCTCTCCTTCCTGATGGCGAAGGGCGATCCGGCTGGCGACCAGGCGGCCAAGAACATCGACCTCGGCATCTGGAAAGAGTCCTCGGTGCACGGGATGTTCTCGACCTTCGAGTGTTCGATCTGCGGCAAGAGCCTGGACCCGGATGCCTCCGAGGCCTGCACCGAACACGAGATCGGGAGCGAGTACGAGGGCC